CAACAGAATCTTCAAAATCTTCCCCTTTTGGTATAAAGTAATGAAACACTAACACATAATTATATATAATCAATGACTTATGCTAAAAGAGTTGACTCAAATCATTCACTTGTGGTTAAAACGCTACGAGAGCTTGGTTGTTCTGTATTTGATACGTCTAGGGTTGCTGGTGGTTTTCCCGATCTCGTGGTTGGAAAAAATCAGAAAACGGCTCTTGTCGAAGTAAAGCGAGATGAAAAGGCTAAGTTCACTCCATATCAAAATACCTTTATGCAAAACTGGAAAGGTTCAACTGTAGTTAGAATCCACGACATTGAAGGTGCAATAAATCTCGTAAAAATACTTGAAAAGTAGTAAAATAGTATTATTATTCGTAGTGTATTAACCCCATCTAAAGGAAAAATCATGGGAATCATGGATTACAAAGCAGCTAAAGGTGCTTCTGGCGAAAAAGAGCCAAAAGGCGCAACTTCTTCTGATCGTTCAGGCGAGCGTAAAGCTAAGTCTATGCGTGGTGGTGTAGCGATGGGCAAAGAAGATGCTATCGGCTCTGACAAAGAGTTCAATACAGGTCGTACTGAAGGCATCTGCTACGAACACAAAAAAGACGGCTACCGCTAAAAAGCTAAACCCCATAGTCCTCGGTAAAGGGCTACAGGGTTTATAACCAACACAATAGGGTAATATTGATATGGCTGAAGTAAATTTTACAACATTTAAACCTCTGGGGGACAAGATTATAGTCCGCCCAGATGTGCGTGTTTTAAGCGATGTGATCTTTGTAGATAACAAAGAAGCTCAGAACATGGGAACAGTAGTGGCAGTAGGCCCTGGTAAGAAGCTAACTGCCGAGCGTAGAGAAGCAATGCCAATAGAAGTAGGCGCACGAATCCGCTTTGGAACTATGAATGATGATCCTAAAGAGGAATATCTTAAATTCACGCCAATCGTTCACGAAGGTGAAAAATGTTTAATTCTTTCATGGCAGGATGTATGTTGGGTGGAAAATGAATAATTTTTATACTTATGCTCATACAAAGCCTGATGGGTCTATTTTTTATATAGGTCAAGGCACAAAAAAACATAAACGTGCTTATCATAAAGGTGGTAGAAGCGAATATTGGCATAGAATTGTTGATAAATATGGTTATAACGTAGAAATTTTGGCTGAATGGGAAACCTCTGAAGAAGCAAAAAATCATGAAATATTGTTAATTTCTTGTCTTAAAGACATGGGAGTTAAACTTGTAAATCATACAAATGGTGGAGAAGGATTGTCAGGAATGACATTTTCTGAAGAACATAAAACAAAATTATCAAAAAGTAGAATTGGAAATCAATGGGCAAAAGAGCAAAAATGGTCTGAAAAATCTAAAAAATTAATTTCTGAATCAAATAAAAAACGAGGCCTTATGAATCCACAAACATTTAATTTTGCTGGAAAAAGCCATACTGAAGAACATAAAGAATATATGCGACAAAAAATGAATGGTCGTGTATTTTCTGATGAAACACGAAAAAAAATGAGCGATGCTCAAAAACGTAGGTTTGCTGGGTAGAATAGGGGAAAATATGTACAGTACATTACACAAAATTTGGGATAGATTACAAGCCATTTGGAAATGGATGCAAGACCAAGTAGANCCTGAACCAATAAANCCATCTAATGCGTGGCATTTCCCTATTAATGACGAAGTTAAACGTAAACCAAGCCTTAAAAAGGCTACAACTAGGAGCAAAACGATGCCTCTCAAAAAATCAGCCAGCAAAGCAGCATTTAAGTCNAANATTAAAGCCGAAGTAGAAGCTGGTAAGCCAGTAAAGCAAGCTGTNGCAATNGCNTATAGCGAGAAACGTGCTGCAACTAAGAAAACNAAAGCTAAGAGAGTATAAGAATGATNACTTTTACANTACAACAAGTAAACGAGTTNCTACAAGCATTAGGACAATTACCTTATGTGTATAGCAAGAACCTCATAGATGGNATTAANGCTATTGCTCAAGCTCANATGGATGTTGCAAAAAAACAACAGTCTGATGAGATTAAAGAACCTGATATTTCACAATCATAAGTGTTGTAAAAAAACAACATAATCAAAAAGATGGAAGAAAAGTCGAATAATTCAAGAGGTGGACAGCCTGGTAACAAGAATGGCACAAAGAATAAGCCATTTTTAGATGCTTTACGCAAATCTATTGCTCAGAACCCACAGAAGCTACGCAATGCTGCTGACAAAGTATTAGACAAAGCAGAAGAAGGTGAGCCGTGGGCTGTTAACTTCTTAGCTGACAGAACAGATGGTAAAGCAGTACAAGCGACAACTTTTGAAGATGGCGAAGGAAACAATGTAACAACTTCATTAGAAGTGCGTTTTCATGTTCCATCTATCATTCCACCACCTGTAGATGAGTGAAATCACATCAGATATTAGGGAAGCTGTTAGTCAGGTTGATTTTCCAATCAAGCTGCAAATGCTATTCAATCCATGCCGATATAAAGTGCTTTATGGTGGTCGTGGTGGGGCTAAATCTTGGGGGGTCGCTCGTGCATTACTCGTTATTGGCGTAAAGAAGCCTACAAGGGTACTATGCGCTCGTGAGTTTCAAAATTCAATAGGTCAATCAGTACACAAACTGCTATCAGACCAAATCCACGCATTAAAACTAGAGTCGTTCTATGAAATTACACAAAACGCCATTCGAGGCAAGAATGGTACTGAATTTGCGTTTGTTGGCCTTAAAAACAACGTCACAAACATCAAATCTTTTGAAGGTGTTGACCTCTGTTGGGTCGAGGAAGCGCAATCGGTATCAAAAACATCGTGGAACATTCTTATCCCTACAATCCGTAAAGAAGGATCAGAAATATGGATTACGTTCAACCCTGAACTTGAAACGGATGAAACTTACCAAAGGTTCGTGGTATCACCGCCAGAGAATTGCGAAGTTGCAAAGATTAATTGGTCAGATAATCCCTGGTTCCCTGATACGCTCAGATTAGAAAAAGATGCCCTATTTAGTAGGGATAGAGAAGCCTACAACACCGTTTGGGAAGGTTTATGCCGTCAGACGGTAGATGGTGCTGTATTTGCCAAAGAAGTCACTCTGGCTGAACTAGATGGAAGGATTTGCAATGTACCTTACGATCCAATTAAGCCTGTTCACGCTGTATTTGATTTGGGCTGGGCAGATGCTACTGCTATTTGGTTTGTTCAGTTTATTGCTCAAGAAGTAAGGCTTATACGCTATTACGAGGATAATCAACAGACAATTGCTCATTATCTTGCTAAAATACAGTCCTATGGATACATTATCGACACTATTTGGTTGCCACATGATGCTGGTAACAAAACTTTGGCCTCACATGGCAAAAGTATCGAAGAAATCGTCAGAGCTAGTAACTACAACACAAGAGTTATTGAACGCACACCTATNGTTGATTCNATCAATGCTGCACGAATGATGTTTAACAAGTGCTGGTTTGACCGCACGAATACGCACGAAGGCTTGCAATGCCTTAGACACTATAGATATGACGTTGACCCAGACACCAAGCAATTTAGCCAAAAACCATTACACGACAACTACAGCCACGGAGCAGATGCTTTCCGTTACATCGGCCTTATGGTTAACGAGCCAAGAAAAGCAGCAAAACCCAAAACTTATCAACTACCGTCAAGTTGGATGGGGTAAAATGTGTAGTAAAAATACTACAGTTGGCTTAAAATCAGCCAAATACTAAGGAATCCCTATGGCATACGATAGCGTTGCAGACTCTCAATCAGACGGCAGAATTGAAGAAGCTAAACAGTTTCTACGTCTTTGTAACGATTCAGATAGCAACAATCGTGCCGAAGCTCTTGACGATGTAAGGTTTGCGGCTGGTGATCAATGGCCTGTAGATGTACAAAACAGTCGTGTATTAGAAGCTCGCCCATGCTTGACAATTAATAAGCTAGATGCTTATGTACGTCAAATCTGTAATCAGCAACGTCAACAACGCCCACGCATTAAAGTGCATGGCATGAACAATGAGTCAGATGCCAAAGTAGCTGAGATCATTACAGGCATCACTAGGCATATTGAAAACCAATCTGATGCTGACCAGGCGTATGACCATGCGTTTGAATATTGCGTAAAGATGGGTTGGGGCTACTGGCGTGTCACTACAGACTATATTAAGGATGATAGCTTTGACCAAGAAATCTACATTAAGCGCATTGAAAATCCTTTTAGCGTTTATTTTGACCCTAATTCTGTTCAACCAGACGGCAGCGATGCTGAAAAGTGCCTTGTTACAACGGTTGTTAGTAAAGCCGTGTTCCGCAAGATGTATCCCGATGCCGATGACGTACAGGGATTTTCCAGTAGAGGAACAGGTGATACGGAGTCGGAATGGGTTACAAAGGAAGATATACGCATAGCTGAGTATTTCTATACTGAGCGTGAGAAAGCAATGATTATTCAGCTTTCAGACGGCACTACAGGCTATAGCGATGAAATTCCATCTAAAGAAGTGTTGGCTGCCGCAGGAATTACAGTCATTGATAAGCGTGATACTTGGCGTAAAAAGATCAAATGGTGCAAGCTAACAGCTATGCAAATCCTTGAAGAAGGCGAATGGGCTGGTAAATACATCCCAATCGTGCCTGTATATGGTCAAGAAGTCAGAGTTGATGACAAGCATAAGAAGTTTGGTCTAGTGCGTATGGCTAAAGACCCACAGCGTATGTATAACTACTGGGCTACTGCTCTGACTGAAACTGTAGCATTAGCTCCTAAAGCTAAATGGTTGCTTGCTGAAGGTCAAGACGAAGGCCACGAAAACGAATGGGCAATGGCTAATATTAAAGCTATGCCTGTATTGCGTTACAAGCAAACTGACACAGAAGGCAGAACAGCACCAACGCCTGTAAGATTGCAGCCTGAACCACCACCAGCAGGTGTTATGTCAGCATTACAAGGCATGAACCAAGATTTAATGGCTGTAGTAGGTATCTTTGATCCTGGACAATTGCCACAAGGACAACAATCAGGCAAAGCATTACAAGGTCAACAGCAACAAGCTGATATGACTAACTTTCACTACTATGACAATCTGACTCGCTCAATACGTCATACAGGTCGAATTATTCTTGATCTAATCCCTAAAATCTATGACCGTCAACGTGTAATGCGTATTATTGGCGATGATGGTAAGCCTGACATGGTTACTATTAACGAGCAAGGTCAAGACGAACAAGGCGTGTCTAAGGTCTTAAACGATGTAACTGTAGGCGAATATGACGTAGTAATGGAAACAGGCCCTGGCTACAATTCTAAACGTCAAGAAGCCGTAGATTCTATGATGGGCTTATTAGGTGCTGATCCTACATTGATGCAAACTGCTGGTGATCTTATTTTCCGCAACATGGACTTTCCAGGCGCAGAAGTCATTGCAGACAGACTTGCAGCATCCAATCCTATGGCGCAAATTGACGATAAGTCACCAATTCCACCGCAAGTACAGATGCAGTTGGCTCAGAGCAAACAACAGATTCAACAGCTTCAGCAACAAATTCAAGCTGAAGAAATGGATAAGAAATATCGTGCTACTGTTCAACAGCAAGTACAAGAAGCTGAAACTCAGCGTGAGAAGATGCGTTTAGATGTTAANCGTGAAGATACTCAAATGCGTACTGATACACAAGCGCATGACACAGTTATTAAGACTCAGACTCAATTAGAAGTAGAGCAGTTAAAAGCGCAAGTAGCTATCTTGCTTGCAAATATGGATCATCACCAAGCTGCATTAGCAAATGCAGAAACAACAGAAAGGGCCATCTAATGCCAACCGTAACCTCAGAAAATCGTGAACAGTTTAATAAAGAACACATGGAAAAAAAGTCAGGAAAAAAATCCACTTATGAACACCATGATTATGACAAAATGAGTGGAGAAGCTAAAGAATTAGCCCTTCATGCTGACAATAATGAACATTTATATAAATCTAGTCATATTCCTATTGTTAAAAATCTTCAAAAAAAGATGTTAAAAGGTGAATATAACCAAGAAAAAGCTCGCAAATTATGGGGTTATCATGCTGACCGTGCAGCTCATTCTTACCATAAAGAACATGGTAGCCCTTCACATCCGTGGCACAAAATGTTTCCTACCGAAACACGCAGAGAAGCAGCGCATCATTTTGAAAGCGCACATCGTGAACAAGTTGAAGACCCATCAAACTTTAGTTAGTGTTGTAAATAAACGACACTTATGTTATAAAAGCATTTACCTACCAATGGGTTCATTGGGTTAATTCTTGGAGTTATCCATGTCAGAAGCAAATGTAAGAACGGCAGATAATGTCGTAACAAGCGATAATTTAGCGGAATGGACTGCTAATAAACTTGGTTTAGCTAGTGAAGAAGCCCCTGTTGCGGCTGAAGCAGTCGAGGAAACTCCTGATTCAGAGCCAACAATCAAGGCTGAAGCTGAGAGTGAACCAGAGGCAGAAGATGAAGCGCAAGTAACAGACAAGCCTAAACAAAATCCCAAACTTGAAAAACGATTTTCTGAGCTTACAAAACGAGCCAAACAAGCTGAGGCCGACAAAGCAAACTTAGAAGCACGTTTACAAGAACTTGAGAGCAGACAAACCCCTGCAACCCAACAAGTTGATCCTGTCATCGAAAAACCACAAGCATCGCAGTTTAATGATGCTTTTGAATACGCTGAAGCATTAGCTGAATGGAGCGCAGAAAAGGCATTAGAACAGCGTGATATACAAGAACAGCAACGCAAAGTAGATGAGCAGAGAAACGAAGTAATCAAGTCGTGGTCTGCAAAACTCGAAGCTGCTAAAGCTGATCTTCCTGACTTTGACGATATGGTAGCTTCTAGCAATGTACAAGTACGAGATGAAGTACGAGATGCAATCCTAGAATCAGATGTAGGCCCACAAATCCTATATCACCTAGCATCAGATGACGATTACGCTAATAAATTGGCAGCAATGCCGACTAATAAAGCACTCAAGGAATTAGGGAAATTGGAAGTTCAATTCGAGCGTAAAGAAGCTCCTATTGAGAAAAGCGAACCTGTTGCTAGAAGTAAAGCACCAGCACCGATTAAGCCAATCACAGCAGGAAAAGGAACGTCTGACGTTCTCATTGACGGAAATGGTGCATTTCATGGCACATACGCTCAATGGAAAGCTGCAAGACAGGCTAAACGGATACGCTGATAAACCCAATATTTAATAAAGGAAATAAATCATGGCAAATAATTTGCTAACCATTTCCAAGATCACTAACGAAGCATTGATGGTCTTGGAAAACGAATTAACATTTACATCAGAAGTAGATCGTAACTATGATGATCAATTCGCTGTAGTTGGCGGTAAAATTGGTAACACAGTTAACGTTCGTAAACCAGGTCGCTTCATTGGTACAACAGGCCCAGCTCTGAACGTAGAAGATTTCAATGAAACTTCTGTNCCTGTAACTTTGTCAACACANTTCCATGTGGATAAACGTATGTCCACATATATCCACTAAGGATATTGGCAAAATTTCTTCTGATTGACTTGGAAGCCCAGAAGTGGGCGACAGGGCGCAAGCAAGGCAACTGTGCAGCGTGAACGACTAAGTGAAGAAACCCTGAAATGGGATGCGATAGTCTGAACATTGGTATAACTTAACAAGAAACCGATGAGAGCGACCTGAAGCGGAAGCTCCACTACAGAACACCGTAGGGGTAACAGAATGACACAATTCACAACACAAGACTTGGCGTTAAGCCTTGATATGTTCTCGGACAGAGTTTTGAAGCCTGCTGTTGCTGCTATCGCCAACAAAATTGACCGTGATGGCACATTGCAAGCTGCTAACAACACAGCTAACATCGTTGGTACTGCTGGTACGCCCCCAACAGGTTTAATTACCTATTTGACGGCTGCTGCTTACCTTGATTCTGAAGGCGCACCTCGTGATGGTCGTAGATCATGTATCGTTGAGCCGTTCACTTCCGCTACTATCGTTGACAGCTTGAAAGGCCTATTTGTGCCACAAGAAGCTATTGGCGAACAGTATCGTAAGGGTTTGATGGGTCGTGACTCTGCTGGTATGAATTGGAAAATGGATCAGAACGTAGTAGCTCACCAATTTGGTAGCTTTGCTGGTTCTGCAACTATTACTGGTTCAAGCGGTTTCTTGACAAGTGGTTGGGCTTCTAGCTCTAACATCACTTTGACATTAACTTCTGGCGTTAGCTTAAATCAAGGCGATACATTTACAATCGCTGGCGTTTATGCAGTTAACCCACAAAACCGTCAAGCCTATGGTTCAAACAAGTTGCGTAACTTTGTAGTTAATACAGCAGTTAGCGGTTCAGGTGGTACTATTTCTGTAAACGTAAGCCCTGCGGTTATTACTGCTGGTCAGTTCCAGAACGTATCTATTCCTACTGCTCTGTCAACAGCTACAGTTAACTTCTTTAANCAATCTGGTACTGTTTCCCCACAAAACATCATCATGCACCGCAATGCGTTTACTCTAGCAGTAGCCGATCTTGAGTTGCCAGAGGGTGTTCACTTTGCAGGTCGTGCAAGCGACAAGGAAAT